GATGTCTTGCAAGCTGATGGGCAGATCCATGGCTACTCCTCGATCTGAGCGAAACGCGGCAGGCGCCGCATATACGGTCGATACACAAAACCCGGGTCTCTTGCGAGGCCCGGGCATTCATTTGTGGGTAGCCCGGGCGTGAATTATCCCGAACTTTTCCAAGTGTATCACAGCGTTGGGATACTGCCACTCAAAGGCGGCTTTGGCGTGCTGCTCGCAGCTTAGCAGCTTAGTAGTTGCTGCCAGGTGTGCTCACAGCGCCGTCATCGGGATAGCGGAAAGAAAAAACGCCCACCCCGGCAGAGCCGGAGTGGGCGAAGCGCTATTTGCGATTGATGAATAAGCACATGGCGAGCACGCCGACAGCTGCTCCCAGCTGTGCGCCTAAAAGCACCAAGAAAATGTTGCCTAACATATAAGCTCCTGACTAAGCTGCGTAGAGCTTGCGCTTGATTGCCTGGGCGACAGCTCTGTTGGTATCGGGGCCATGGAAGCCATCGGCACCATACGATCCGACCGAGATGCCATGATCCATAAGCCATTGCTGGTGCTTATGGATGGTGCCGTTGGTCATCTGTCGAGCCTGGACACCGCCGACAATCGGGTAAATCTTGCAGCCGATTTTCTTTTGTAGCGCGAGCACCATGTCAGAGCCAACGCCCTTGCCGGTCTTTGTCCAATTGACGCAATTCTCGACAGCCCAGAAATATCGCTTGTTGCAATCCCATTGCCCGGAAATAACGCCGTCGACGGTAGTGCCGAGCTGCTTTTGGATAGCGCGCGTGAACTTTGGCCCCCAATAGCGCACGTCACCGAGATTGACATCGGTGTTGTCGGCGACCTCGGTGTTGGCGCCGGACAGCGTCTTGCCGTCGCTGAGCCAATAAAGAGTGCCATCCCATGGATAGCTGTAATAGGCCTTGATGTTGGACTCTCGAGAGTTTTGGTCGCCCTTGGTGCCGGTGATGGTGCCCCTCTCCGAGATGGAGAACTGCGCCAGCAGGTCACCGCGAGCGCTGCCATAGGGCGAGATACACACGGCGGTGTGGCACTTCTCGTTAAGATAGATGTCGCCGCGCTGTGCTGACTTGACGCCCATTTTTCGCCAACCGAAAAGACCGGTCTTGAGCAGCTGCTCGCGCATGTTGCCGGTATACGTGGCACCGAACGTGTTGATGCCGACGGCGCGGAGTGCCGTGATGACGGCGGACGAGCAATCGCGGTCGCCGCCGGCGATGGTCACGGTCGTGCCGTCCGACAGCCTGATCGTCTCGGTCGTGCCGTCACCCATACGATTGTATTGCGAGTATCCATGACCGGAGCCGCCGTCATGGGTGACGAGGTGCTCCATGACCTGCGCGAATGCCTCGCGCTGGGTAATTGCCATGACTAGTCCGCCTTGATATCGCCGAGCGCGAGCAGCGCATCGAGCCATTTGTCGGTGATGCCGACGCTCTTGAAAGCTGCGTAGGCCACCTGCACGGCGCCGACGCAAGCGAATATGGAGGTCACCCAAGCGCCTGGGTCAGCCGGCGCTCCATTTGCCATGGCCGTGAGCGCACCGCATAGCGCTGATACTGCGATTGCCGTCCAGCGCGCGGCGTTGCCGGTCATTGCTTTGGTTTTGATGGCCTGCACGATGTAGGGCACCACGAGCACCGTGACTACCGTGAGGCCAGCCTGAATCTCTGTCATTTTGTATCCCTATCTAGTTGATTCCTTGTCGTAGAGCAGATCGACACGGTCGCAGATGTGGTCGACCTTTTGTGCCATGCCCTGACTGCGCGCCTGGCTATGAACAAGGTCTGAGTGCAGGACGTCATTTGACGCAACGACTGATTCCATCAGGGTTTTCATGGCCTCCATGAGCGAATTTGACCGCTCCATCTGTGCCGCAATCCGCCCCTCCATCTCCGAGCGCTCACGGTCGCGCTGGGCACGCTCATTGACTTCGTCTTGCTTTCGCTCCTCGCGCTTGATATCAAGCGCGCTCTTGCGTTCGTTTTGGAGCTTGTACTCTTCGAGAAACTGCTTGCCGAAATAAAAGGCGATGATGACCAGCAGTACGCCGCCAAGCCACGCCGGACCATATGGGACGAAGAGCTTTAGAATTTCCATTCATTCACCCCCTTTGCCCCTTCCCAGCGCTAGCCGCCATCAGCCAGCGCAAAAGAAAAGGCCCCTTTCGGGGCCAGTCTTACTTGTCGAGAATCTTTTTGACGGACGCGCGCCAAAGGACGTTCACATCCTCAATCTTCCAAGGCTCACCGGTCTTGGGGTTGATCGCCCCATCCTTGATGAGGGTCGCGTAGATTGCTGCCATTAGACTTCACCTCCCGCAGTTGCAATCATGTCGCCGAGCTCGGCGAGCGCCTGAAACGCAGTCTCAAGCTGCTTTCCGTTGTCGGCGACAGCCTGCTCGGTCGCATCGATGCGCTCGTCGACCGTGCGATTGCCGGCGATCTGCTGCTCGGCGATTGCATCGAAGTCGGCCTCGATTTCCTCGGCGCTCGGCGTGCCGATGCGCTGGAAAAACAGTGTGTTGCAGCGCCAAATCTTGTAGGGCGTGCCGTCAGGACCGTTGTCGACGGTATCCTCGATGATGTCCTTGCGGAGCCAAATGTTGGCGATGGGACCGTCTTGGATGACCGTCACCTTTGCTGGCTCGCGGTCGCAAAACTCAAGCTCGAATTGCATGAGAACTCCTAAATCTGTCGTGTCTAGCGATTACCTTTTTGGCTTGGCGGCGTGCCGGATAGAGGCCGTTGTCATCGCAGAATCTCTGGCTGTCGGTGTGTTTGAACCATCCGCAGTAGGCGATCAGGCGGCGCGCCAGCCTCAGATTCGTCGGCTTTCGACGGCATCGGAATAACGCTCGACGCCCCTTGCGAAAGGTCTTATCGCGGATGGTGATCCGCCTGCGCCTAACGACGGGACCGGCGATGTCCGTCGGCTCATCGTCTGTGGCCCTGCATGCCTTCCAGGGCTTGAGCCGGAGCCCAAACTCGGCCTTGAGGTACTTCGCAAGGTCACGCGCTGCGCACTTGAGATTTCTCTTGTCGCTGCCGAACAGCCAGATGTCATCGACGTACCATGCCTGGTGCTCGACAAGCGCCACGCGCTTGCCGCGGCGAATCTTATGCATGTCCTCGACATGGTGGTAGCCAAAGCTCAGGATGAGCAGCGCCATCCTGAGCGAAAAATAGCTACCGATCATCAGATGTCCGTCTGGATACGAGTCCATGATCGCCTTGGCGATACCGAGTACGACGCCCGAGCGCACGTACTTCTCGAGCACTCGCATGACGTCGGCGCACCTCACGGACTCATAGCAAGATTTAACGTCAAGATGCACGTGATAGGCGCACTGGTTGACCCACTTCTGCACCGTGGGCGCCGCGCGGAACTGGCCCATGCCTGGTCTGTTGACCTGCCAGTAACCGGTTTTCGCGCGCATGAGCGCATCGACGGCGAGGTCGACGGTGTAGCCGCAGATCTGCTGCTTGACACCTTCGACGCCGATGTTGCGCAGCTTGCCGCCATCTTGCCTCGGCCTCGTGCTCAAGGGCTCGAACCGCAGTGTGCCGGCATTGGCCTCGGCTACAATCTCGGCGATAAGGGCATCGGGCGACCCGTATTCCTTGTACACACGCCATTCATTGGTCCGGCCTGATTCGCCGGACCGCCAATTCTCATAGGCCCTGCCGACAAGATCGGTATCGACAGCAAGGCCCTTGCAGTAACTTTTCATTCAACCAATTCAGCTCTCTGATTGCATTCCGAGTGGTCGGCAAAATGCCTACTGACCCGGTGGTCTTATATGCCATTTCACTTGGTTAAGCCAGGCGCGCCCGATGCTTCCACCGGGTACTCTGCCGTGCGGGTTTTATGGGAGCTATCAATCAGATTCGCGCGAGGCGTTGTTCCACCTCGCCCTGTCCGGCCAGTTGTTAAGGTTCGCGCGGCGCAAGCCAGCGTTAGAGCCATTCCTGAGGTTGCCGAACACCTGGACGAAAAAGGAATTCCACCTGCATGCACGGCAGGTCCCTGGGTCGTTTTTCAGGGGCGCCGCCCCTCTGCCGACTTACGCCGCCTGCGGCGGCACGTCGGCATTCACCCTGTTTCGACCATTTGGCGAGACGCGCGAGGCGTTGTCCCACCACGCCCCGTCCGGCCAGTAGCTAAGGTTCGCGCGGCGCAAGCCAGCGCCAGAGCCATTCCAGAGGCTGCCGAACACCAGGACTTCATACGTATCGGTCTTTTTCCCACCGTAATACCAAATGCCGTCACCGACACCTGCGCCGGTGGAGCCGCCGGTGCCATATGGCACCAGAGAGCCCTTGCCCTTGACCATTGCCGACGGGTACATCTCACCATCGGCGGACTTGAGCGGCAAAGTGAAAATCTTGGTGTAGTCGGAGGTCACGGAGGTAGCAGACTTGGACGCGTCCTCGACAAGGTAGCAGCCGTAGCCGTCATCCTCGCCCTTGACGAGCTGATCGCCGAGAATCTCCCAAGCGCCAAGCATGACCTCGATACCCTGGATCATAAAGGGCTCGCGCCCGGACTTGTTGTCGTAAGGCGAGCCGTCGCCGACGATGCCGACGGTGGCACCTGGATTCCACGGAGCCGTTGAGACGAGCTGCCCGACCTCGGTTGAGATGTTGCCGCAGTCGAGCGTCAGCACAACGTTGTCACCATCGACCGTTTTCTTGACGATATTGGCCTGATCCGCAATGTCGTAGGCATCGGCATTACCTCGATCTCGACCGGCAACCTTGGTGGTGCCGACCATGACGGCAGAGCCGATGGGCCACTTGTCGGCGACGGTCTTGGCGATGGTGACGGTGGGCGCACCGGTGCCTGCCACCGTGACGGGCGTCTGCTCGGTATGGTTCGAGCAGCCGGCGAAATTGGCCTGACTCGACTTGTTGGCATACTTGAGCAGGTTCATCTCGTAAAGATAATCGTAGTCCGCTGCGGTATAGCCGCTGTACTCGGTGCCCTTCTTCTTGGCTGCATCATTCATCGAATTGTGCGAGCAGCTACGGGTCCAGAGCTTGGTGCCGGCGACCGAGCAGGGCTTTCCGGCTGAATCCTTGGATGCGCCAAAAGCCGCGCGGCACATGAATGGCTCGAGCGTGCCGTCAATACGGATCGAGCGGTCCTCGGGAACGTAGCCAACATGGGGACGGTCGGAGCAGGCGACACGATACTTGCCATCGACGATGCCATGGAACACATAGCGCACGGGCGCGAGGGCGAAAACGTCTCGACCGTCCGTATAGGAGAAGTTGCCAAAGGAGCGCATGCCGGTGATGTGCCAGGTACCGGCATTGTCCTTGTAGCCGTTGACGTGCTCATAGCGGAACGGACCGACACCCATGTAAGGGTCGGTGCCTGGCTTGAGCAGCGTGGACGGCACCGGGTTGGCGATGTCGGCGTTTGCGAGGCTCTTGGTGAGCGTCTGGACGGCATCGAGCGTCTGGTCGACGGCGTAGATCTTGCCGTCGCTTTCCGAGCTCAGCCATCGCAGGATGGACTTGACGGTGAATTCGCCCTTGGCGGCATCCCACTCCGGATAGGGCGCAGGTGCGACATTCAGGCTCAGGATGGCATCGGTGATAGTGCCAAAGCCCTTTTCAAACGTGTCATTTACTGGAAAGATATGATCCATTTAGTCCCCCTTAACGGTCGTATCGACGATGACAGGCCATGTGTCGCCGCTCTCATCGGTAATGCGCTTGAAATACATGCTCTTGTCGGCAGAAATGGAGCCTCGCGCCTCCTCTGCCGCCAGGCGCGCATCGGCGGCGGCATCAGCCGTCTCCTTGATGGCAGCGGCGGCGCTGTCTGCCGATTTACCGGCGCTCAACGCACTAGCCGCGGCAGCGTCCTCGGACTCCTTGGCGGCAGTGGCAGATGCGGTGGCATTATCACGAGCCGCCTTTGCGGTGGCTGCGGCGGCGGTGAGCTTGTTGGACATCTCGGTAAATGAGGTATCGCGCTCAGTCTCGTTAGACGCACGCTCCTTTTCAGCGGCGACACGCGCCCTCTCATCAGTCGAGCGCTTAGTCTCGGCGGCATCGCGCAGCTTCTCGGCGGCAGTGCGCGCCTGCTCGTCGGCTTTCGCCTGCTCCAAGATTGGGATATAAATCGTTGCCTGCTGACCGCCGATCTCGGCGTTTTGCAGCACCTTGACCGAACACGACTCGGTCGTGTCGAGGTAGTCCTCACCCTTGTAGATCTCGTAGTACCAATGCGCGAGGCCGGCATCGGTCGACATCTCAGCCGGCAGAACATGGCGGACCATGCCAGCGGGCGCGTTGGCGACCTCGATCTCGATCGGACCCACGAGCTGACCGGTGCCGGTGGTGCCGACAAATCGCACGGTACAGCCAGTGAGGTCGTAAGGGATGCCCTTGTAGGCAATGCTCACCGTGAGCTCGCGGTTTCCGCGCTCGCCTCGGCGAAGCGGGTCGATTCGCTGCTCCCTAAAGGCATTCTCGGGCTTTTTTGTATCGAACGTTAGTTCTTGAGCCATAACGCCCCTCTCTTTACTTGATTAGTTTTGCGATGGCGGCGCATTGGCCGCTCGACATGACTAGGACCAGGACGGTGTCGCCGACCTTTGCGTCGCAGTAGCGCGCGCAGGAAGTCAGGTTCTCGGCGGCGGAAAGGCGCACCTGGTATGCGCCGTCCTTCACCGCCATGACCTTGCCTCGCACGTGGTAATCGGGCGAGTGCGGCGCTTGACTGAGCCGCAAGGCGCGCTCGGCCTCGCGGACCATGCTGTCAGCCATGGTCTGGCCTCCTTTACGCTGCGATGACCTGACCGGTCACATCGACCAGCAGGTCGCGCCTGATGAATTCTCGAATCTTGATATTTGTCTCGGCGGTCGGCGTGCACGAGGTGTCGATTGAGGTGATCGCGCCTTGGCGCTTGAGCCCTGAGTAGAGCACGCCGACGGCGTCATTGATTTCTACCGGCACGAGCAGCGTCTTGACCTTGGTGTACTGGATTTCGGAGCTGCCATCGAGCAGCTTCTTTCGCGCGAGCGCCTTGAGGTTTTCAAGCCGTTCCTCCTTGGTCTCGCCGTCAAGTTCGCTGACCTGCTCGACCGTGGAATTCTCGCGCCACGAGCGCGATGGCAGCGACGCCCTGCTCTCCGGGTCGATGTTGCGAGCCTGGGCGATATACGTCTCATCATCTGTCTCATAGGTGAGCACAACGATGTTGGGCGTGTTTCGCCAATCGTTCTCGGACGAGATGCCCGGCATGAGCGTCGAGGTCTCGTCGTTGGCAAATGTCCAGGCGAGCTCGCGCGCGGTCGGCTCGACGTATGGCTTGAGGATGACCGTTCCGTATGCATCGGTATCCGCGGATCCGTAACCGGCGGCATCGAGCAGATAGTTGACCACATCGAGCAGCGAATCATCAGGCGCGAATGTGTGGTCGCCGCTCAGCAGGTAGCCGGATGACTGGCAGTTAGTGCGGAGTCCTGCGCCGGTGATGATCTTGTTGGCCGCGGCGATGGCATTGGTGCCGGCAGCGACCGTATAGGGCACCTTGAGCTTGGTATCGGACAGGACCTTGAGCAGCGAATATAGCTTCGCGGTGCCGGACTGCCTGACACCTCCCCCGTCGAGCGAGGTGTAGTCGGGCTCGTCGGACTCCACGAGGACGGTCGCGCGCCTCTGCTCGACTGTCTGACCGCTTCGGTCGCGGAACGTATAAATCAGCGCGAGTGCGTCCACCTCATCGGGCGCGGTGCCGAAATACTTGAGCGATCCGGACGTCTTGAGCGTGTCGAATGCCGAGCGGTTGATACTCGCGCTCTCGATATTGTCGTAAAGCCCGAGCTCGTCCCATGTACCCCACTTGATGCGCCTATAGAGCCATCCGGCATCGTAGCGAGCGCCGGTCCAATCGGCCATCAGACCTCACCGCCATCGACTCTCGTGATGGACACCGAGACCGAGGCGCTGTAATCCTCGAAGCCGTCATACTCCTCATCGATTTTCGCCGATGCGGAGCAATGGAAAACGTCGCCTGACAGGCCCTTGTAAATCTTGTCACCGGAGGCGAAGGTCATGTTCTCGAATGCGCGCGCCTGCTCTCGAGACTCGACCCAACCAGAGAATTCAATCTTGAGCGAGCGTTGACGCGATTGGACAAGCAATGGCCACGTCCTGCCATCGAGCTCGACGATCTCATCGGACGGGCGCGTCGGCGTGCGCGAGCCTGATGGCTCCCACATCGCCTGGGCGATGCCGCCGTCGTAGACGATGAACCACCACGGCGTCTCTATGATGCCGGTAGCAGCCGAGGTGTTGACGGCGCCGGTGCCGGAGGTCGTGACGGCCTCGTATGTGTACTCGATATTGAGCGGAGCGAAACGGTCGATGACCTCGGCGCCATCGCTCATGTCTGAGCCGATCTTGATGCGACCGGTCTCGGTCACGCGGTAGAGGTCGAGGCACACGGCGGTGGCGAGCTCGCTGTCGCGTGAGAGCCTGACCTGCACGGTCGCGCATCCGGTGGCCGGGTTCGTCTCGACGAAGATGTTTCCGCGCTGAGGCAGTCGGAACTTGGTCGTGACGGTGCGCTTTGTGGTCGCCGTGAGCGACGAGGTCGATCGTGACATGACGTTGATGACGTAGGTCTCGCCGTCGACCGGCACCCACTCGTCGGCAGTGATGGTGGTCGCGAGGGACTTGCCGAGCGACTTCGTAAAGACCGCCTCGTCGCCGCGCGTGATCGTGAGCGTCGATGCCTGCACGGTGCCCGACTGGTCGATATATGTCAGCTTTACCGAGATCGGTATGTCAGTGATGACGAAGCCGTCCGCAGGCTGCTCGATGACCACGGTCGGTCGCTGCCGCACGCTAAAGGTGCGGTTAGCGGACCAGGGACCGAAATTGTCATCCGCACCCTTGGTGCGGACGCGCCAAACGACCTGCTGGTTGACGCCATAGTCGTTTGTTTTGACGATTGTGCTCTGATTGCCGGTGACGGTATCGACCGTCCAGCTGCTGCCGCCGTCGGTACTGGTGGCGAGCTCAGCCTTTTGCTGCTCAGATCCATCGTATGGGTTATGCCTCCACTGATAGGCGACATAAGGCTCATTTGACGCGATGACGCCGGATGACGCCGGCGTCACGAGCGTCGGAGCCATCGGCGGGCAGATCGTCACGACCGAGTCAGACTCGGCCCATTCACTGTCGAGATGCAGTCTCTTGTTTCGGGCGCGCAATTTGAAGGTGCCGCCGCCGAGGTCGACATCAAAGGTCTTTACGAGGCCGTCGACATAGGTCGACTCGCCCCAGTCGCCCCATCCGGTACTCCCCTGCTTGCACGTCTGATACTCGAGCGAGGTGGCCGTGTTGGAGTTGTTGTCGAGCACGGCAGTGACGATCGTGTTGCTCTTGCGCGCAACAGAGACGAACCTCGGCTGTGCCGGCGTGTTGTAGACGGGTCCGGCGTACTGGTAGTCAGGGGCCGAGCCGCTGTAGTTGTTGGGTATGACTCGCCACTCATAAAAGTGGTCAGGTGCGGTCGATGCCGTCCAGGACGTCGGCGAGTTGGTGAGGTCCGCCACATTCGACCATGCACCGCCGTCGATACGCTGATCGATGTAGATGTGCCTGTAAGGACGGGCGGCATGGGCGTTGTTGCCCCACGACAGTTTCGCGGAGCTGTCCGATTGGCGCTCGACCTTGAGACCGGAGATGTTGTAAGGCTGCCATTCCGGCGCGCTGACCGTCTCGACACCGTCGACCGACGATTTGTGATAAGCGCCGGAATATGAGGTGTAGTCCGCGGAGATGCTCGCGCGAGCTGTGTGGCCGTATCCAACATCGCCCCAGTCGCACCACCCGGTATCGGCATATATGCCCTGACCGTAAAGCCTGACGGTCTGACCCCAACTCGTCTTAAGGATGGTGCCGTTGAATGACGAGTTGGCAGAGACCTCGACATAGTAACGAGCCTTAAGATTGACAACGTCATCGCGGTAGTTCTCGAAGCTGTAGGCGACGACGACGCGGAAAAGCGCCGCCGGGCCAGCCCAGTTGCCGGCATGATAAGCCATGCGCTACCTCCCATTCGCTGTCATCGCCTGGTCGATGGCACCGAAAACCTTGTATGCGACCGCATCCGCGATCTCATCGGCGTCGCCGTTGGCGTAGACGGTAATCTGCAAGTTGTTGGTCGAAGATGTGGCAGCATGGCGCTCAAAGGTGTCCTCGATGAAGCCGCGCAGGATGGAGAGCGGCAACACGGCCTCGGGGCCTGCCTCGCCGCCGACCATGGCGTTGTTGCCGTTGAATCCGAAAAGCGTCGGCCTGGTCAGGATGCCGCCCTTGGCGTACCACTCGACGCTGATCTTTGGCGTCCTCGGCGGGACGATTGAGAAATCGCCACTGATGGAGAAATGCGGCAGGCTGATGTGGGGCAGTTGCAGCCTGCAGCCGCTGAAAAATCCCGAAATCGCATTTAGCGCGCCGGACACAGTAGATTTCGCTACGCCGAGCTTGTCGGAAAAGAAAGTAACGACCCCCTGTAGGGCACCGCCCACGATTGAGGTGATCGCATTAAACTGGCCGAAAAAAACGGAAACCACGGAGCCAAGAATTCCGCTGATCGCACCGGCAAGGCCATTTAAGATTCCCGACGCGATAGAGGACAAGCCGCTCAGGATTGTCTGCACGCCATTCTGGGCCATCGTAAAGTTGCCGGTAAAAATACCGACGATTACGCCAAGAACGGTATCAATTACACCTTGGACAACGGCCATCCCGCCGGTTATGACCTGCAGCAAACCAGAGGCGAAAGCCATGGCACCTGAGACGATGAAGCCGAATCCGGTGATGTATCCATCAACCAAAGATTGAAGGGCTGGCAGCAGGCCGGTTGTGAAAAATACTGCCAGGGCATCGAGTACCGGCTGGATTTGGGCAACCGCTTGTGAAATCGTGTCGCAAATCTGCTGCCAGATTCCCATCACGGTATTTCTAAAGCTGTCGTTGGTATTCCAAAGGTAGACGAGCGCAGCTGTCGCCGCTGCAATGGCGATTGCGACAAGGCCGATCGGCGACAGCAGGAAACTGACCGCACCGCCAAGTGCCGTGACACCGCCTGAGACAGCGGCAAGAATCGGCACGATGTTCGCACCGATGGCAAAGGCCGCGATGCCGGCGGCACCGCCCGCCACGGCAGGCGCGATCTGGTCGAAGTTTTCGATGAGCGTGCCAATTGCCGGGACCACATCGTTGCTGATGGTCTGGACGCCCTCGCGCAGAGGCTCCTTGAATTTGTCGTAGAGCTTGAGGCCGACTTCCTCGAGCGCCGAGTCGAGGTTGCTCAGGTCGCCGGCGAGGTTGTCTGTCATGGTCGCGGCCATGTCCTGAGCCGCGCCCTTGGAGTTATACAGCTCGTCGCGGAAACTGCCGAGCTCGTCGGTGCCGGCATTGAGGATGAGGTTGAGGCCCTTGATGGAGTCAGCCGTAAAGGTCGATTGCAAAGCGCTCGCCTTTTCAGCGTCGCCCATGCCATTCGTCGCACTCTCGACATCGCGCATGATGTCGACCATGTCGCGGTAGTTGCCGTTGGCGTCCATCACGGCGACACTCGCGTCGCCGATCTTGATGGCACCATCGGACATCTTCGCCGTCATGTCTCGCATGACGGCGTTTAGTGCAGTACCGGCCTCGGAGCCCTTGAGTCCCTGATTGGACAGCTCGGAGATAAATGCCGTCGTGGTCTGGACGTCCATGCCGGCGGCGTTGCAGTTTGCCGCGCAATTCTTAAATGCGGCGCCAAGCTGCTCGACGTTGGTGTTGGCGTTGCCCTGAGCATAAGCCAACACGTCTGTCATCGTGGCGGCGTCACTTGCCTGCATCGAGAATGCCGACAGGTAGTCGGTGAGCAGGTCTGATGCCGACGCGAGGTCCATCGAGCCTGCCTGTGCGAGCGTGAGCACGCCGTTGATGCCGTCGAGCGATTGCTCGGTATCCCAGCCGGCAAGCGCCATGTAGCCGAATGCGTCGGCTACCTGAGCTGCCGAAAATGTGGTCGTGCCGCCGAGCTCGCGCGACTTCGCCTCAAGCCGCTCCATGTCATCGGCGCTCGCGCCGGACAGCGCCTGGACGTTGGATAGCGACAGCTCGAAGGTCTTGCCGAGGTCGATGACCTCCTTGGCGGTGTCCTTGGCGCCCTGGGCGACGCGCGAGAGCGCATCGCTCGCGAGATTAGACAGTACGCCCTTGGCGACCGTGAAGCCGTCGTTAGCGCGGTCGGCTGAATCGGCGAGGTTGTCCTCCTCGCGCGCGAGTTCTGCCGCGGCGTCCTCGGCAGCGCGCATCTTGGACTCGTTTTGCCGGAGCTCGGAATTGAGCTCGCGGATGTTGCCCTCGAGCTCCTTGGCCTCGGTCGAGTCCTTGCCCTTGGCGATGACGGCATCGGCGTATGCCGTCTGCAACTGCTTGAGCTTCGAGCGCTGCTCGTTGATCTTGTTGGACAGCTGCGTGTAGGCGCTCTCGGCATGTTGCTCGGCGTCGGCCTGTTTCTCGATCTCGGTGCTCGTCTGGCTGATGGCGGCACGGACGTTCTGCTGTGCGGCTTTAGCCTGGTTGAGCTGGTTGGTGAGTTTCTGGGACGATACTGAGTTTTCGCCAAAAGCGGTGTTGGACGCCTCGAGCTGTGAAGCGAGCGCGTTGATCTTCTGCTGTAGCGTCTCGTCCTGCTGCTCTAGCAGCTTCTTCTTGCGCGTCAGGGCCTCGACCGACGCGCCGGTGTTTTTCATCTGGGCGGCATTCAGCTTTAGCTCGCCGCGCAGCGTGGTCATAGTCGAGTTGGCCGACTTGATGGCGGCGCGGAATTGCTCGGTCTCGGCCTTAAATTTAATTTCGACCGTGTTCTTGCTCACCACTACTTCTTCGCCTCCTCTCGGAGTTTGTTCTCGACAGACGATTGCCAGAGGTCATAGGCGTTTTTGTTGGCCATAACGCTCAACAGGAATGGGATGTCTGCGTTAAAAAAAATGTCCTCGGACATGCCGAGGACGAGGACGTAAAAGGCGTAGGCATCTTCCACGTCTGTGATTTCAAATTTCGGAGGGCGCGCGACCAGTTTGGTTTTCTCCCTGGCGCCTAGTTCCCTTGCGCGCTTTCGGAATGATTCTGAAAACGCGCCATCTCTTTTGGGGAGATAAGCGACATGGCGGCCATCGTGACGGCATTGACGTCGGCGGGCGCCACGGAGATAAACTCGTCCTGCGTGAGCGAATCGGCAAGTGTGCCGTTGTCCTCGATGTACTGGCAGAGATATCCGCAATACACGATGTCGAGCATCTTGAGCACGTCATCGGCTGCACCAGCCATGACCACATGGCTGAATTGGGAGTAAAGCTGCTTATTGAGCGCTCGTAGCTTGATGAGCAGCCCCCAGGTGATCGTGAGCTTGAGCTTGGTGCCGTCACTCATCTCAATCTCGGTCGAGGCATTGATGTTGCGCTTGGGCTTTGGCATTTCGCGTCCTCCATAAGGGCCGGGGCGCCAAAGCGCCCCGGTATCGGCTAGTTAATCTCCTGAACGAGGTCAGGGTCGACCTTGCGAATCTCGGCAAGGCGGTTCTCGGTGATGTTGAGCACATCGCCGACGGCGTGCACGCGCTTCGAGCGACGGTCGATAAAGGCCTTTAGGACCTGGACTTTCACCTTTTTGGTCGCCATGGCTACTCAGCCGCCTTGACGAGCTCTGGGGTAAAGCTCTCCATCCAGGCGTTCTTTACGTCCTCGGCGGCATCTTCGAGGTCGCACTCGTAATGGCCGAATCCGTTCTCATCCGGCGAGAATCCGATCTCAACCTCGAACTCGGCGACCTCCTCGGCACCGTTCTCGATCTTGGATGCGGGGCCGGTGTTCATCACGCAGACGGGCCATGCCTTGAGCTTCTCGTTTTCGTCCTCGTCAAAAACTCGACCGGTCAGCACGAATTCCGGATGCACAGACGAGCGACCGTAGCCGGTGACGCCCGGCTTGAGCTTGTCGGACTTCATGGCCATGAGGCGGTTGTAGAGGTCTCGAGGCATGTGCGCGGTCAGCTTGAGTGTGCCGCTACCGGTACCGCGCGTGCGCTTCTTTGCAACCACGCCTCGGCACTTCTTCGTGATCTGGATGACCTCGGTCTCCTCTTCAAGGGAGCCGATGCACCCGATCGGGCACGTCTCGGTGCCGAGCTTCACGACGAGCTCGCGCACTTCATACTCGGAAAAGACGGTCGTTTTAATCGCCATCTCAACTCCATTCACTTGTAATTGCCTGCACGCAGCGCTCGACAATCCTCGGGATTACCGACTCGGCTCCGCGCTTGAAAAATTGCTGGTTGCCGGCGTGCCTGTTGGTGTTGCTGCCGTCGTCTGGAAAGTAGAGGTACTGGTAGTTGCCTTTGGCGGCAACCGTCACGGCAAGATTCTCATTCGTGCGGTATTCGGGCCAATCGGACACCTTAGCCGATGCCTTGTGGCCTTTAAAGGTCCTGCCTGATGCATGGATGAGCGGGTTGATGCCGCGGTAGATAACCGGTCCTGCCTCGTTATGCAATACCTCGTTGATGGCTCGCTCTGCATTATCGGGATACTGCTGAGCCGCCACGGTGACGGCGGCAAAATCGGCCTCGCCGATAAACGCCCAACCGCTCACGACTTTACCGCCTTGACGAATCTGAGCGTCATCATCTCAACGACGTCCTTGGTGCCGGGTTTCGTCGTGTAGTAGTAGCCGATGGCGGTGCCGTGGTCCAGGCGCATGCCGGGAATTGCGGTCATCGCGGCGATCACCTCGGCGGCGGCGGCATCCGGCACGTAACTCTCGCGCACCATCGCGACCGAATACACGTTCGTGAATCCGGTCAGGTTGTCCTTCGCGCGGGTCTCCTCGCGGGAAAAGACCGTGTAGTCCCACGGTTCGCTCTCCTTAAGTCCGGCGGCGGTGCCATAGAAAACGACATCGTCGACGGACTCGAGCGCATCGCGGATACGGTCGAGCGTGCTATCGGGCGTCGACATACGGCACGCCCCCCTCGAGGTAGAGATACATCTCCGTATTGGTCCGGTCGATGTGGGCGATGCCGTAGATTGTGGCGCCGATGACCGCTTTCATGCCTGGCTTTACCGCCTGGATGTTGTGAGTGCAAATCTTTGCGCTGCACGTAAACCCAAGGCGCTCCGAGACCTCATAGTCCTGGTCGCGCACAGAGCACGAGCGGAAGAAAAGGCGCACGAGCGCATCGAGGTCGTAAGGTACGCTCGGGTTGCGCTTCGCGCCAAAAGATGACGGCGTGCGGGTCTCGGTGTAGATCCCCACAACACCGTCGCTATAGCTCGGCAGAGGCCGCTTTTTTAGCATATTCCACCGCCAGCCACCTATCTCGGCACTTGGCGATCTTCTCGGCGTAATTTACCTCGAAATCGTCGAGCGCGTCATTCCACTCGTAGAAGCAGTACGCCAAGAATAGAGCCTGCTCGGTACCGCCGTCCTCGAAGGTAAATGAGCGCTCGGTGATGGCAAGCATGGAGCGGAGGTCGGAATCTGCCTGCTCCATGATCTCATCTATGCGCTCATCGACCTCATCGTCCCGGTAGGTCACGCGCAGCTTGCGCCGTACCTTGTCGACAAGCGCCATGCGCCACCTCCTTTAGGCTACGGGCAGATCCTCGGCAACATCGTCAACGGTGCGGTCCGTAGCGATGTCGGACTGTGCCTCGACGCTCGCGGCGGCAGCGGCGGCGTTGACGTTCTTGACGGTCACATATGCCGGGTCGAGGTTCGAGATGTCGAGCACAGCAAAGCTGGTGTTGTCGTAGGCGCGGCCCGCTGCATGCTGGACAAGTTTGAAGGTGCGGGCATCATCGAGGAAGTGGACGGAATCATCGAAGATGATGGCGCCGTTGCGCTTACCGCCGACGGCGAGCGTGTAGTCCTCGATGACACCGAGCACGGCGGTGCCGGACTTTACGACGTTGGACTTGATGACCTCGGTCGGGAACGGGAACAGGTCTCGGACGTAACCGCCGACCTCGGGAGCGAGCACGGTGGTCGCCGGCATCACCTTGGTCAGATAGTCGACCGTGTTGACGAGCAGCACGACGCTGTTGATGTCGCGCATCTTGCCCTTCTCGGTGAGCGCAACCTTAGCAACGAGCTTGCCGTAATCGGCAGGCGCGAAGGACGTAACGGCGACCTTCTCCTTGTCCGGGTAGCCGGTCGACTGATTGAAATCGCCGTTGGGGTTCTTGGTCGCACCGATGGGCATATTGACGCCGGTTCCGTTGACGATGGCATCCTCAAGGCCATAGCCTAGCGCCTCGGCCATGACGGCGCGGATGAAAGCATCGAGGAACACCGGGCCCATATCGAGAAGATCGAGCGGGATGATGCAGAAAGCGGTGTACTTTGCCTGAGTGATGTCGAGGACCTTGAGCGCGCCCTTGATCTCTTGGGTGATCTTCTCGTCGATCTCACCCCATGCGCCCTTCTGCACCGTAGAATCGTTGATGATCCACTTAGTCGAGTAGCCGGCGTTGGCGAATCGAATCTTGCTGAGCAGCGGACGGGTCTCGATGAGGTAGCGCAGGACGTCCTCGATGACGGTCTCAGGCATCAGGTCATCGACGTTCTCATCTTTGAGGATGTCGATGAAGGACTGCTTGGACTCGGCGTTCTTAAGCGCCTGGGCGATGCCGGTGTACCACGAGGACTCCTTGGCGGTCAGCGTGCGGTAGCCACGATTTGCAAGGACCTGATCGTCCTTGGACTGGCTGTAGAGATCGAAGTCGGCGCGGATGGACTCGGCAATCTCGTTGCCGAAAGCATCCCAGGCGCTCTCCATCTGTTTCTGGTCGCCGGACTGGAAAGCCTCGGCGATCTTGGAAGCGCTCTTGGTGGTCTTGATAAGGCTCATTGAGTCTCCTATCTATTTCGTTCTAGTTGGCGAAAAGGTTTGTGAATGCGGCGATGCCGTCGGCAAAAGCCTGCTTCTTGTCGGGGTCCTTCTCAGGGTCCTCGGGCTCGTCATCGGAGCCGGCATCATCGCCGTCCCCATCGCCCTCGTCATCATCAGAATCGGAATTGCCGTCACCGTCGCCGGAATCGTCATCGGCATCGTCGGTGGTGTCATCGTCATCGGCATCGTCCGGATCGTCATCGTCATCCTTGGCGGCGGCACGATGCTCGACGGATGCCATGACGAGTGCCATGAGCGCATCGCGAGCACCCTGGGATGCCTTGTCGCCGCTCTCGAACGTCTCGATGGCGGTGGCAAAGCCCATGTCGACGGCGTCTGCAGGACTGATCCACGTCTCGGCATCCATGAGCTCGGTGAGCTCGTCCTCGGTGATGGAGACGCGCGCCATGTATGCCGACTTCGATGCGCTCGTGATGGTGTCCATATCGTCGGCGAGCTTGCGCAGGTCGGCGGCGTTGACACCCCATGCGCTCGTCCAGGCGTTGTGGATCATCAGCAGCGATGCATCCGACATAAGGCGCTCATCGCCAGCCATGAAAATCACGGACGCGATCGAGCAGGCGAAGCCGTCGCAGGTGGTGCGCACGCGCGCCTTGTGTCGGCGGAGCGCCGAGTAGATGGCAAGGCCCTCGGCGACCTCGCCGCCGTAGGAATTGATGTGAACATTGATTTGGGACACGTCGCCGAGCTCGTCGAGCTGCTTGGACAGCTTCGGTGCGCTCATGGCATCATCGTCCCACCAGCACGAGCTGATGTCGCCATAGATGTCGAGGTCGGCGGTCGTGCCATCCTCGGATGTCGTGAGCTGAAAGTATTTCTTCACTACATTTCACCCCCTTGGCTTGCGTCGCGGAGTACGTCCTCAACGGCGCCAAGGTTCTTGGTGATAAAGCGCTTGTCGGCGATCGGATCGTCAACAGGCTCGTAACCAAGTGCCCTGAGCACGTCGTTGATGCAGAAAACGCCATAGGACATCAGCTGTGAAGCAGGTCCCGCGGCATCGAAGATATCGATATGCTTGATGGTGGTCGTGTCGACCTTGACCTTTGAGCCGTGCATGATTTCGTCTGGCTCGAAATTCTTTCGCGTGACCTCGTCGGAAATCATCTTCGCCTCGGGGTCGACCGAAAAGGTGAGCATCGTGTTTACAAGGTCGCCCATGTTGGTCATATCGCCATACATGATCGATTTCGGCACCTTAAAGGCGATGGCGGCGCTGTCGTAAATCTCTTTACGTAGGTCTGAGATATCGGTAGGCTCGACGGCGTTCTCGACCTTGACCGGCTCAAGGTGCGAGCCCTTTGTCTCGAAATATACCGAGTTGGCATTTTCGATAAAGGTCTTGAGATTGCGCTTGAGCATGGCCTCGGTCTCGCCCTCGTCCTTGAGGCTACCGGTAAGACCGCGCTCCATAACGAGCTTGTATTTCTGGCCTGATGTCGCCTTGTATGCCGCCATCGCCGCCGCCATCAGCGTCGAGTACGAATCGAGCATGCTCTCGACGTAGCACGAGATGTTCTTGTCGGCGAGCTTGAAGAACATACATTCGCTCGCGCGGTACTTCCTGATCAGGTTGGCGTTGCCGACAACGATGCCGCTGAAAATGTCCTGCTCGAGCGGATGCTCCTCTCGGCTATATGAATCGGCGACATAGAAGCTGTCGCCGACGGGCACGACGAGCGCATCGCCGCGCATGCAAAGCCGCTCGACGAGCTCACACCAGAACTGGGCTGCGTTCTGATTATCGTTAGGCTCGACGTTCAGGCGATACCAGAGGTCATCGTTGACCTCCTTGCCGTTCTCGTAGACGCGGAACAGACACATCGCCAGCGCGTTGGCCTTGTACGAGATGGCGGTCGCGAGCGCGATCGCCTTGAAATAGGTGGCAGCGGCGAGCTCAGACTCGACGCCACTGCCGGTGGCAGGCTCAATCTCAGCCTGCGTCACGCGCAGGCCGAGAAAATCGATAGCTTTCAAACGGCCTCCCCTCTAGAAGGTCATGGTCGGGATGATTTCGATTTCTGAGGTATCAGTCAGGCGGTCGGCCACTGTGAATGCGGCGGCGAGCGCCATGAAGCCATCGGTCTTACGCGACTTCGGCTCGATCTTGTCGTAGCAGTAATTTCCGTGCGCGGCGGCGGTGAGCTTTACGTTATTCGCGTACCAGCGCATCATCGGATCGTCTCCCCAGGCGATGCGGTGGTTGATGAGCGCAGAATTGACGATGGGCTGAATCTGCATCAGGTCGGACGGTCGCACGAGCTTGACGGTCTTTTCCTTTGCGGAAAAGCCGATTGAATCGAGCTCGCGCATGAAGGTCGAATGCCGGTATGAGTCGATGGCTCCCTCTTGGATGTCGTAAGTGCCCATCTGCTCGTAGAGCCAATCGGTAACGAGGCTCGCGTGAATCTCGACATCGTCGACATACTCGAGCAGGCCGCGACGCTCCCACACATCGAGCGGCGCCTTGATGCGCGCCAAGTCTTTTGACGCGCGGCAGACCCAAGAGTGCTGGATAGCGAAATACTCGTCACCGTCTCGAAAAAGCAGCGCCGCCGCGACGAAGTCCTGAGTTTTCGCGAAGTCGATGCCGAAAACACAGGTCATGCCGGAGAGGTCGGGCAGCTCGCGCGATGCGGCCTTGAGGTTGTCGTAGTCGGTGAGCTGGTAATCGGGATTCCCGGCAGGCAGGTTCATGCGTTTCGTCATGAAGTCGGCGTTGCCGGCGGGATTGTCGAGGAAGTCCTGATACTCCTGCTCGATTTGGCTTACCAAAACGGGAAGATACGGCAGGCTCGGGTTCGCCTTGACCCAGTTGCGCTTGTCCGAGACCTCGTCGGCAGTGTCGAGCTTGAAGATCAGCGGCAGGAATCCGTTGTCGGGAATCTCGCCGGAGAGGATTCGGCGCGACTTATCAAGCAGGCTGTCGAGCACGCCGTCGCGCACGTCGCCATCGGTCGTGATGTACAGGCGCCGCGGATGCGGTTTCTTGCCGAGACCGGTCGTGAATACCTTGATATTGTCGAAATTCTGGTAGGCATGCACCTCGTCGAAGATGACCATGCCGGAGCGCAGACCGTCCTTCGACTTGGGATTATCGGTGCGGTACTTGATGCGAGAGTTGGTCGAGCGGCAGACGATTTCCTCTTTGTTCCAGCGGAAACCTTTTTGAAAGCGCCGGCGCTGACCGGAGTTCTCGAGGATGTTCCAGATGTCGTCGAAAGAGGTCTTTGCCTGGTCCTCTGAGTTGGCGCAAATGTCGACATCGTAGTCGCGGATGCCGTTGACCTTGGTGGTCGAGCAAAACGCGATGAAGCTGCAAAATCCGTTCTTGCCGCCGCCGCGCCCCATATAGACAAGCTCCTGGGACCAGCGAGGCGTGCCGTCCTTGTTGAACACACACATGAACAGTGTGAACGCGAAATGCTCCCACGAGAAAAGGTCAAACGGGAAGTATTTCTCGTAATGCCTGTATTCGGCAAGGCGCTCGGTGTCGATTATCAGTTCCTCATCGGCGAAAACTCGCCGGAGGTGCGCCATGAGTTGATGCTGTTCTGCGCATGCCCTGACCTTACCGGTCTCGACCATGCGCATGTAAGTCGTGATCTCGGGACAGTTGATGCGCTTATGCCGCCGCGCGCGTGCGCTAGAACTCACCCTCGCCGTCATCCTCACGGCGTTCGGGAACGACGAGCTTGCAGCGCGCGGTAACGGTGAGCCCGAGCGAGGATGCGCACGCCTGAGCCTGCTTAAAGGCGCGGTCCTGTGCGATCTGCAAGTTCTTGATGTTGAGCGGGTCGTGCTCTTCCATCAAATCTGAGGTATATCGCTCATACAGCGATTCGGATACGACGTATCGCGCGAGGCAGTCGGCATCGGGCTGTCCGAAATTGTCAGGCATGAGCGCCGTCAACATCTCGGCGTAGCGGTTGAACTCATCCCTGATCTCAGGCCACTTGTCGAGGTAGCCCGGCGGCGACACGCCGCGCAGCGCGACCGGCACGACCGACTCGGTCGCCTTGCGGCGCTCCTTCTCGGCCTTGGTCAGGTGCGACTTGCCGCGCGCGGTCAGCACGTCGACCGGCTGCTTGTTTCGTCCTGCCATCCGCACACCACCTATCGCTGATTTTCAAAAACGGAATTTAAAATCCTCTGTCCTATACACCCCCCCGTTGTTCGCCCCCTACGGAATTAGGGGCTATGGGGAGCTGGGGGCCTGTCATGCGTCAGTCCCAGCGCTCCTTGGTAACGGGCTTGCCCTTGGGCTTGTGCCGAGGACCGTCGAAGCGACCATGAGCAGCGTTGTGACACGAGTTGCACAGAGGATGCAACACCTCGCGCCTCGTCCCATCTGGCAGCTCAATGAATCGAGTGAGCGCCATGCCTGGATGCGAATGCACGTGGTACTCGTGGTGCACTGTGTCAGCTCTCACGTAGACTCCGTGGTCCGCGCACGCCTCGCACTCAAAGCCGTGGTCCTCAAGAACCTCATGCCTCAGTGCTTTCCACTCAGGCGAGTTGTAAAAGACATAGATCTTGTCATCGGCATAGAGCTCGCGAATCCATGTTCCGAGCGGCCTGTCGCTCGGAACATGCACGGCGCACCTCTTGGACAAAAGAAAAGGACCGATGGCTGCTGTTACCCATCGGTCCCTCAACTACCGCGATCCTCACCAGCGCGCCCCCGCGCCGTGGTTGCGCACTGAGCAGGGTTGGACTGTCTCAATGCGCGAATCGCAATGATATCTATAACACCACATCGCGCAGTCATACCGGCTCACACCGGCTCAATGTGGCTCACATCGGCTCAACTTTTGAGGTAGTCTGCGTTGAGCCCGATGCTGCCGGACATGGCGCCGAGACCAACGCCATCGATTGCATGGCGCAGACCGATGCTGTCGATGGCATCGAGAGCAGTCATAGCACGGCGCTTGGCAGTTGCCGGAGAGACATGACACACGGCACCGCACGATACCCACGTCTCGGCGTTCAGATAGCGCCAGAACAGCACATCGGCGTATTCGCTACCAAGTACAGCCGAAACTCCTTCTCGCCCGTTCCTGCCGTAAATGAGAGCCGCACAGAGGTTAAGTAGCTTGGTGTCCTCAGCGAGACGAGCACGCATCATCGATTCGTAGTCCACGATCGCGATTGACGCAGCCGTTCCGTTGACGTCCTTGGTGGCGCCGCGACTGCCGCCAGAGATTGATGACGAGCCGCCGAGCGTGCGGTGACGCATGCGCTCGAGCTGCTTGGCGGCGTGGTCGCGCTCGATGGCGGCAGATCGCGCAGCCTCGAACAGCTCGCGAGCGTTCTGGAAATCGTCTAGCACAGCTCGGCTCCTTCGCAAATGTCGTGGGTTTTCAACAGCTCAAAAAAGTTTTCAACAGAGAAAGAACCAAAGAGAGGACTTACTTGTGAGGTTGACTCCCGACGCCCGGCACGTCTCGTTAATAACGAGCCGTGCGTCGGCGTTTCTTTTATTTTATTTTCTTTTATTTTATTACAAGCAAAGCTTAAGCTAAGGTTAACCTTAGGTTTGTTGAAAGTTTCCGCAGGTAGGTTAGGCATTTTCACTCCCCTCTTTTCGCGGCCTGCCGCCGGTCGATCCAATGGCTCTGCGCTTGCCAAAGTACATTGCTGACTCGTCCACCACAGGCGATTTTATTGCACCGTCCCCGAACATCTGTATGAGTCCACATTCGGACAGGTCCTTGAGGAATTGCCCCAGGGCGGCGAGATTGTCTCCAAACCAAAGCTCGTCTGCCAAGAGGTACTGGCTCTCGGTATCGAGCACGTCGATAACATGGCCCTCCTCGGCGGCAAGGCGCTCAAGCAGGCGCATGAACCTGCCGTAGCCGTCCGGGCCGCATCGCCTGATGAAGCGACGGCAGGCGGTCGAGTCAGCGAGGTGCGCTTCGTGGGTGAAATACTTGAGCGGAGCAGCAGCAGCCGCCTCGATGTCAGCCTGTGTGACCTTTCTCCTTGCCATCGGGCAATCTCCTAGTCCCTACGTTTTCTTTCCTCTAGATGGGCGTGTCTCTTGGCTCCCCATTTCGGATGGATGGCAATGCATTCGGGACAGCGCTTTTGGTTTTTGGCGCGAGCGGGAAACTGCTTGCCGCAGACGCAGCAGGTGGCGATCAGCTTCGTGGTGCGCTCGCCGTGCGCCTTGAGACCCCGTGCTCGGCATTCCGGGCACGTCTTTCGATAACGGTTCTGATAGTCGGCACCCTTGCTCGGATCTGGCAGGAACGTCTTGCCGCAAACGCCGCACGTCCTTGGCACCGACAGCTCGGCCTTGTGGATGCCGGATGCAAGCTCGCAAAGCGCCACGCACTTCCTGAGCGATTCGGCGTCGTGCCAGTCAGGTGTGTCGGCTGAGTTGATGCGAGCCATCAGGCGGTGCGGCACGGCGACGAGGTTTTCAGGCGAGCAGTTGAACGGGTTCTTGTCTGCGCAGACGATGTCGCATCCATCGGGAATCGAGCCGTGCACATCTCGGTAGACGATGTAATGCTTGAACTCCCAGTTGTCTTTTGACATCGGTACCACCGGTTCTTCGCGCACCTTGACCAAGATGCCCCCCCTTGGTGCGCCGCTCGAAGCCGATGGGCTTTCGCGGTCTGCCGCCGCCCGGGCGACGAGGCCGCATCTGCCGTCCGTTGTTGGCGCGCCAGACATTGACCTGTCCGCGCGACAGCGGAAAGCCGAACTCAGCCTCGAATTGCTCGGAAAGAAGCGGCACGGCCTGTCCCACATCGTGCTCGTCCATCCAGGCGTTGTAGGCGGGCTCGCGCGCCCAGATGATGCGCTTGGTCATGGTATCTGGCGCTTTCTCGCGCGAGTGCCTGAGCCCGAGCTTGTGGGCCTTTTGCGCGAGCGCGCCGGCAGTCGGACGCCGCCCAAAACGCTTCTCAAACTGGTCGAGCAGATGCGGGACATGCTCCTTGGCATAGTTCTCGCGAATCCACTCGATCTCTTCGTCCGTCCAGACCCGACTTCCCATTAGAGCAGGCCCTTGGGTATGGTCGCGGTGGCGCCAAGTTGGTGCTTGAGCTTGATGACGTCGGCGGTCAGGTGTCCCGAGTCGATGATGGTCTCGGCAATATCCTTGACCGCTTTGGCGCGCTCGATCTCGGCCTTGAGCGCATCGGTATCGTTCGGGTCGATATTCTCAAGTCGCTCAAGCTGGCGGAAAAGGGGCGCGTTGATGTCCATTGACATGATTTCTGTCCTATCTCGTGGAGTTGATGGTTAGCGGTGCTTGATGGCGCGGTTGCCGTAGACGAGCGAGCACCAGTCCTCGCCTCGGCGCTCTTGGTAGTCCTCGCAGATGGTGGTGTCGCGGACGGCGCGGAGATACGGATCTGGATGCTTGCACCAAGACCTGTCGTATCTCTCGCGCCACCAGCGGCAGGTCTCGCAGCAGGGCGCAGGCGGGAGCATTACCGGGTTTTCTGCCAGTCGCGGACATGCTCGATGCAATCGATGGCCTTGTTGAGGTCGCCCTTACAATCGCCCTTGTATGCCCAGCGCCAGAGGTATTTAAATGCATTAGCCCACCAGAAAATAACCATCGGAGGCATCGCCATACGGGTCGCCCTGGCAAGCATGGCTGCAAGCGCCATGTCGCAGGTAATGAAGCCGTCGCCGCGGTAGTGCTCGGGAATGCTCTCAAGCCGCTCCTTGTTCCTGTGGTCAATGCTCTCGATGACACCGTTGATGGTCGTAACCCAGGCGTGCATGGCACGCTCGGGTACGTACACGTTGCCATCAGAGCGGTCCTCGGCCTCGTCGACGAAGTTAAGGTAGGAATTGATGCCACCAAGTGCGCACTTGAGAGTGTCGCGCTCGGTCTTGGTAATGAATCTAGGCACGGTCGGGCTCCTTGTATTTGTCGCAGGTATGGGACGGGTTGACGCTCATTACGGCCTTATCGACCGAACAGTAGAGGTTGCCGAGGCTGTCGGGATTGGCTGGCGGCGTGAAGGTGTACGGCGCTGCAAAACGGCACATCGCACACGTCTTTGGCGCCTCGGTCTCGGTGGTCGGTTCATCGCTCATCGGCGTTTGCCTTTCTTCTTGGGATTCTTGGTATTTCGATGCGATCGCTTGAGAGCCCTCTCTCGCGCTCGGTTGGCCTTGCGCTCGGCATTCACGGCGATTTCGGACAGCTCTCGCCAATCGTCATCACTGTGATTGAGCTGATTGGCAAAATCGGCGAAATCGTGCTGCAACGATGTCGCACCTCTGTCGCAGCTTTGTCGCAGTCGCTTGGCCATTTCGCAAAACCGGTCGAGCTCTGGGCCAATCGGCAAGATCAACTCGCCATCGGTAAACCAAATGCCCTCGGGCAAAGTACCATCGCGTCTGAACCTTGCGACAAGGTAAGCGCTCAGCTCCCGTGCGCTCGTGATGCGTTCCGTCACTCGTAGCCCTCGTCATCGTCGCGCGATTTGGCGTTCACGAGCAAAAGGGCGAGCGCGGCGAATCCCAAGGCAAATGCCGTGATGATGACCGGCACGTACCAAAGGAATGCCAGGTGCGCGAAATAGCAGACAACGGCGGTGATGACCGTGATGCCGATGAGCATGACGATCGAGCCGAGCAGCGCTGCCAAGATGCACAGCAGCTTGGCGAGGCGCTCGAAGTTGCGACGGCACTCGGGACGCATTAGCGCTCACCTCCCAGGGCGATGACCTGTGCGCGGCGATGCTCGGACAGGCCACCGACACGGCGGTTGTCGGCGATGGAGTTTGCAAGCATGAATTCCTTTGCTCGGTTGGTGCCGATGCCGGGAATGGCTCGGATGAACTCGTAGACTTTCATGCGCTGCATCACGGGCATCTTGATCGCCTCGGCGACGGAGAGCTTTCCATGCTTCATCTCATCCTTGAGGCGCATCCTCGCCTTGCGCGTCTCGATTGCTTTCTGTGATGCGGCAAAACGTTCCTCTTGGCTCATCAGCGGGAGCGGGTTGGGGATGCCTTTGCCCATCTCGTCAATCTCGGTCAGCGCTTCGATTTCGGCATCCGACAGCTCGTCGAATTCGTCCATTTCGTCCTCTTTCTGGATGTAAGCAAATAACTCGTTCTTATTTGCTTAGTGGCTGTTACTTAACGTGTTTTTCGTATGTCTAACTGGGGTTTTTCCAGATTGTTGAATTGTTGAAAACTAGGTCATTGCAACTCCATTGCAACCGCTATTTCTGGCTGTTTTTGGAGTTTTCAACAGCCTTGTCCCATGCCGTGAGACCGTCCCTGAGCTTGCTCTCCGCCTGCTCTAACTTGACTGTGAGCGCTGTATAGGAAAGCACATCGTCCTGATGGACGGAGGACAGCTTTCGGAACATGGATATCAGGTCGTTCTCGTTCTTGGTGAGCTGTGCTTGCTTCAACTAAACACCTCCTTGGATTGCCTTGTAGAAAGTTTCAGCTGCCGCCATGTCGCGGCCTTGCAGCATGTGACCGTAGATTCGGATCGTGATTGCCGGTGACGAATGCCCCAGGCGCTCACTGAGCGTCACGACGTCGATGCCGTGTGCTAAACACCAGCTGGCATGCGTGTGGCGCAGCGTGTGGAATGTCGCCTGGCGGTCGAGGTCGAGCTTTTCGACCAGGCGCTTGAACCAGCTGCTCATGGTCGAAGGTCTCGCCCATGTGCCGTCGACGCTCGCGATGCCCATGTCTCGGGCACTGCCCTTCTGGGTCTCATGCCAAGCCATGTATCTCTCGATGACCTCAAGCTCCTCTGGGACGAGGGATATGTTTCGTCTAGAGGTTGAGCTTTTTGGCTTCTCCTTGCGGTAAGGCTGTTCGTTGCCGGGCTCCACGACCGTGCCGCCGATGTGGATGTATCCGCGTTTCTGGTACACGTCCTTTGGTCGCACGGCGCACACCTCGCCACAGCGCGCGCCGGTGTGAAGCGCGAGCCAGGCTGCAAAGGCGTTGCGGCGCTCAATGCTGCTCACCTCCACCTCGAAGCTCACGATCGGGTCCAGGTAGGCGTTCAAGATGGCAACGTCATCTTCCTCGAGCGCGATCGCCTCGTCCTGGTCTCGGTATGGCTTGACGGCGGCGAGCAGCGGGTTGGTCTCGACGAGTCCCACACTCACGAAGTACCTGTAGGCACCTCGCAGGAATTGGTAGACCGCATTGACCGTGTTAGGGCTCAGCGGCTTGCCGTCGCGCGAGCCGTGACGCAGTAGAACTCCGTTGAATCGCGTGAAGTCGAGCGCCGTTAGCTCGTCGGCGCGCTTTCCGCGCAGGAATCGCGTGATGTAGCAGCGCAGGAATTGGCGCCACTGCTTGACCGAGTTGGGACTCGCGCCGTTGAGCTCACGCATTTCGATATAGTCGGCGAGCATGTCGGTGAGCGCCGTGGAGCGCACGCGACCGTCTGCCGTGAGATCCGATGCCCAGATCGCCGCGGCGACTCGGGCATCCGCCTCGCTGGTTGCCTCCGGGAAAGAGCGGTACGCCTGAATCTTCTTGCCTTTGGAGTCTTTGCCAAGATATATTCTGCTGTACCAGATTCCGCGGGAGTCCTGTTTGACTGGGACCGTTGCCGCCATGGTTAGTCCTCAGCCTCGGGACCAGTTGTGCCCCTGATAAGAATGCTCATCAAGCAGGCTGATGGACCGACCTCACAATTGCTGAGGTCGATATCATCTTTGCTGAGTTTGACAAGCATGTCGCACGTCTCGGCGATGAGGCTGTAGCACATGCCGCACGTTACGGCAGCGGCAGCGTCTTTCAGCGGCGGTCGATAATCTGCTGCCAAATCCCTTGCGGCGACGGCAATCGCATTGCAATTCGCAATAAGGAGGTCGCCGCTAGCAGTCATCATCGCTCACCTCGATTTCACCGACGCGCAGGTCGCGCAGGATAGTCGGGATGGTCTCAATGTCGAGGTCAAAGTCGCTTTTCATGCGCTCAACCATGACCTTGAAGGTCTTTTGGATGATTCCGATAACGAGCTCTTGAGAATCGTGCGGTTCATCGCCCATCTCCATGCCTGCAATCTCCTTGCAGAGCGCATCGCACGTCGAGGCGATGGCGTAGGCGATCTCGGGGTATTTGACCGGCTCGCCGCTCTCCACCTTGAGCGACGGCATGCAGTGGTAGGCATCGGCTCCTACCGTGAGAATCAGTCCCAGGATGTAATCGGTCGTGAGAGTCATAATTTGATAACTCCTTTGCTTGTCTTTGCTGGAATGGGAACATTTATTCCCATGACTTGAACGATTTCTGCCGGATTGTCGACCGGCACGATCTTGATATGGACGCCGGGGTTTTGCCTGTCGATGGCGACCATGGGTATAACGGTCAGCCACTTTTGCGAATCGTCCACGATGGCGCCTGCTCCAACACACTTGCTGCCGCGCGGTCGGCTCAGGCCGTCGAGCACCCATTTGAGCCCGCCGTAAACATTGGGAATGTCTCGGCGGCGGTCGCGCTCGACAAAGGTGACGTACACGAGGCAATGGGTCTCAGGCGGAGGCCAGGACGCTTGCCGCATGGCGAGCGACGCATAATCGGCAACGAGGGTCACGTTCTCACGCTCACGCCGCGCACCGACCAGGCGGGAGGTGTTGACGGCCTTGATGTACTCATTCCAGCCGTCAACGTGAGTACGCTCGCCTTTGGGACTGAGCCGGTTTGACGGCACGAAGAACTCGAGCGGCCTCATACGAATCGTGACCCACAGTGGAAGCAGTAGTTTGAGGTGCCAAACACCTCATAGTTACACTCGCTGCACAAGAACATCTGGTAGCCTCCACATGGCTCAAGCATCTTGTGCGCCGTGCGCTCAGGTCTGTAGACCGTTCCGCTGCTGGCTTTGATAAAGTCGGGGTCGCGCTGGCAATCGATCTCAATTGAGAGCTCGGCATTGTTCAATTCCTGCCTGATCTCGTCCTCGGTCATTCCCATACTCCAATCGCGCGCTTGATTCTCTCGGCGATCAGGGCGCAGCTCGCGCCGGTTGCCACGGGCTCTGGAATGTCACCCAGCGCCAAGAGGTCGCCAACGAGCTTTTCAAGTGCGTCAAGGTCAGCCTTTACATAGCTCGCGCCCTCGTACTGGATGATGTCAGGGGCTTCGTGCGCCTCCCTGTAACCGCAATGTGAAACGGCGAGGGCATTTGTCACATGAGTTGGCGGATAGGCCGCTACCTTAGTATTTGAGTCGGTCAATACGTCCTTGCTGGTGCCGACTTTCTCATAGCTGTCGCCCATGAAAAGGATCACATCGGGCGAGCCGTTGGTCGGCCCATAGTCAGGCAAAGACATGATGCGTTTTTTACGCTCCATAGATTTTGTCCTCCAAGGTATTTACTCGGCGCTTGAGCGTGTCTATCTCGCCGCGCATCTTGATAATTCGATACCTGCACGTCTCAACAATCGCGTAGGTCGGCTCAAGGGTCTTTTTGAGTACGACAAGGAAAACCAGCGCCGTCACTGCCGCCGCTGCGCTCACGACCGAGCAGATCATCGAGAGCATGCCCGCCGGCACACCAAGGTAAAGCGCAATCACGACCAAAACGACAATCGTCGCGAATGCGAATGTGAAGCTGTCAACGATTAAAGATTTCATCTATCTCCTATCCCCACCACTCGCGCATCGGCGGTGATGGATGCTTTTGATTAGGCCAATCGGGATCTTGTACCGTCGGCATCGTGTCGTTTCCTGTAAGGTGGTTGATGAAGTTGACGAGTCCCAACTCATACTCGACTGGCTTTTCGCTCTTAAATGGGGGCTCGTCGAGCCGTCGTTTTCGGGAAATGCGTACTCACGAAAAATCACCTCTGCATCGATGATCTGAACGGCATCGGGAAACACGCAGCGCACGTCGCCGGTCTCAAACATCACAATCGCGACCGGTCGAGACTGGTGGACCAACGACTCGCCGTTGGCAAACGCCGAGCGCGGACGGGTCCAAGTGATGTTT